CCACCGGCGCAGGCGGAAAGGTCTGGAAATCCGTCATGGCATCGCCCCTCACAGCAGCACCATTATGTGGAGTGGATCGTTATGCATAGCTGGTTTCCTTTCTGGTTGATTTTGAGGGGGTGACAGCGTTCAAGAACTGCGCATAAATCCGAAGTGCCGCCTGGATCCATCGATCCAGCGGCTCACCAAGGAGAGCGCCATGCTTGAACATTTCTTTCGTTCCAAATTCCTGATTTCCCGTTTGCGCGGCAACCCAGGTGCCGAGTTACTTGATGCCTTTTGCGGACATCTCATCGATTGCGGCTACTCGCGCAGTCACGGTCGTCGACATCTGCGTGCGGTCGCCCATTTGTTGTATTGGCAAGACCAGGACGGTCATGCCCTGACGGTGATAGATCCTGATTGCACCGGACTCTTTATTCAGCATCTGGATAAATGCTGCTGCGACGGTTTCGTCGGCATGCCCCGACCCAGGCTTCTGCGCGGGATACGGGCATTTCGCAGTTACCTGTTGGGGCAACCACTGAGTACGGCAGCGCACCGTCATCCCCGAATTGAGGTTGTATCCCCGCTATGGGCACCGTTTTGTTGCTGGATGCGTGAGCAACGCGGTACTTCCGAGCGAACACTGAACGACTACTACAACTATCTACAGCCTCTGCTGCGCGATATTTGTGACGATCTTGCTAAGCTTGATGTCGCCTACTTACGGCAATTCATGTTGCAACTCGGGCGCAACGGCGGCAACGCGCGAGCTAAATCAACAACATCTGCCCTACGCATGTTAGTGCGCTTTCTGATCGCTCAGGGACGATGCACTGCCGGTCTGGATGAAGCCATTCCAAGTGTGGCCTATTGGCGTTTGTCCTCACTGCCTCAGTATTTGCAGCCCGAAGAAGTTGAGCGGGTGATAAGCAGTCCAGATATGCAAACATCAGTGGGCAAGCGTGATCGAGCCATCTTGTTACTCCTTGCGCGATTGGGTCTGCGCGCTGGCGAAGTGGTGAGCCTTTGCCTGACAGACATTGATTGGCATGGGGCCACGATCCGTGTGTGCGGCAAGAACAAGCGACAGACGCTGTTGCCTTTGACTCAGGAAGTGGGAGACGCCATCGTGGACTATCTCCAGCATGGACGACCGCCAACGGCATCTCAACACGTGTTTATACGCGCTCTGGCACCGTTTCGACCCTATCGCGATGCGCGTGGTGTCAGCGACGTGGCCAAACTTGCGCTTCGCCACGCACAGGTCAACGCCCCTGCACGAGGAGCGGCACATGTTCTGCGCCACTCAATGGCGACGTCGATGCTCCGCCAATCCGTCAGTTTGAACGACATCTCGGCTGTTCTTCGGCATACATGTTTGTCCAGCACAGAGATTTACGCCAAGGTCGATATTCCCGCATTGCAGGAACTGGCTCAAGCCTGGCCGGAGGCTCAGTCATGCTGAGCCAAGCCATTCAGCACTACGTCGACATGCGCCGGGCATGCGGTTTCAAGTTCGAGTGCCAAGCCAGCTTTCTACGGAGTTTCTTGTCTTTTGCCGAGGCCAGAGGTGATCGGCATGTACGCATCAACACCGCTATCGAGTGGGCAGGTCTGGCGGATAAGGTGCCGCAGCGTGCACACCGTTTGGGGGCTATCATCCGTTTTGCTCGTCATGCGCGAACCGACGATCCGCGCAATGAAGTCCCACCTCCGATATTCGGCAGCGAAACCTGGCCACGGCAAACACGCTATATCCTCACTCAAGATGAAGTTGCCAGATTGCTGCAGGAGGCGCGGCGCTTCAGCTCCCATCCGATGCGGGTAATGACCTACAGTACCCTGATCGGCCTGCTCGCCTGCACCGGTCTGCGAATATCTGAAGCCATCCGACTGCGCTATTCGGACATCACCACGGATGGCATTCTTATTCGTAACACAAAGTTCCGCAAAAGTCGGTTGGTGGTTCTTCACGACAGTGCACGCAACGCCCTTGAACAATATATGCTGCAAAGACAAGCGTTCGCCCCTCTGAGTGATCAGTTGTTTGTCTCCTTGAAGGGTACGCCGCTGTTCCGTGAGAATGTGTGCGTCGTGTTTAGGGAGTTGGTCAAGCGGGCTGGCTTGCCGCGCGGCCCCGGTCTGCCTCGAATTACTCCTCATTCGTTGCGGCACACCTTCGCGGTCAGGGCGCTACAGACTTGCCCAAATGAGCGCGACCGGATATCGCGCCACATGGTGGCGCTGTCCACCTACCTTGGGCATGTTAATGCAGCGGCGACCTACTGGTATCTGCAGGCGACGCCAGAGCTGATGCTGGATGTTGCCGCGTGCTGCGAACGATTTGTGGAGGTTGCATCATGACTCCGATTGCTCCCCACATTACAGCTTTCTTGCGACAGCACCTGATGGAAGAGCGTAACGTCAGCGGCAATACCTGCGAGTCTTACGCCTACGCTTTCAAGCTGCTGCTTGAGTACGCAGGGAGTCGCCTCAAGACGCAACCGTCGAAGTTGTGCTTTGAGCAAATCGATGCCCCGTTGGTGGTCGACTTTCTAAGCCACCTGGAAAGCCACCGTAATAATGGTGCGAACTCCAGGAACATCCGTCTGGCAGCGATCAAGTCGTTCATGCGTTTCATGCAATATCGGTTGCCTGCTGCGCTGGCTCAAATTCAGCGCATGCTGGCCATTCCTGCAAAGAAGAAAGAAACGCGCTTGGTCAAGCATCTGACGGTGGCGGAGATGCAGGCCATTCTGGACGCGCCGGTTCCCACATGCCGGGATGGGATACGTGATCGTGCCATGCTGCACCTGTGCTTTGCGGCAGGACTGCGCGTGTCAGAACTGGTCGGCCTGCAATTAACGGATCTGAAGCTACAGCCCAGCTCCAGTATCCTGATCCACGGCAAGGGGCGCAAAGAGCGCTGCCTACCTCTGTGGAAACAGACCGCGAAAGCGCTGCGAGCATGGCTGGAAGTGCGCGGTGCGGTTTCTGGAGTCTGTCTATTCGTCAACGCCCGAGGGGAGGCAATGACGCGGTCTGGATTCGAGTACATTCTGGACAAGCATGTCAAAGTCGCGGCAGCCACTTGCTCTTCGTTGTCGCACAAGCGCATCTCACCACACGTGCTGCGCCACACCTGCGCTTTGACAGTCCTCCAGGCAACCAAAGACTTGCGCAAGGTCTCTTTGTGGCTGGGGCACGCAAGCATTCAGACCACGGAGATATACACCCGCGCCGATCCGTCCGTGAAACTCGAAGCGCTGGAGGCGATCATCGCTCCTGGGTTACGAACCGGCCGGTTCAAAGCGACTGACGCCCTGATTGCTTCGCTTAATCCACGTGTTCTTTTGAAAAACGGCGACAAGCCGCGTTGAAAGGGTATGTCCATCAGGCGCTGCCAGATTCAACGGTCTGGGCAGCGCCTTTTTATGCGCAGTTCTTGAATACTGTCACCCCCTCAAAATCAACCAGAAAGGAAACCAGCTATGCATAACGATCCACTCCACATAATCGTGCTTATGTAGAGCTCTACATAAGCACCATCCGGCCGAACTGTCCGAGGCTGCCACTCGCCGACTTGGTGAGATCGGCCAGTACCTGACCCGACAGTTCGAACTTCATCAGGTCGTTGCCAATCACCGACAGTTCCTTGGTCGGGTTAATGGCCACGCGGTAGAGATCAATCACGACCTCCTTGTTGCTGTCGGCGGTATTCAGCCCCTCGAACCGCACCCAGCGCTCAGGCAGCGGCTGGGTGAACATCGCCGTGACGTTGGCCGCGCCGTAGCTGTAGCTGGCGGTGATCGCCCCGGTGACGCCCGTGAGGTCGGTGAACTGGATGGAGCCGTGCTTGGCGTTGACCGTGTATTTGGTGTTGGTGACCGTGGTCGCGCCGGCCTTGATGACCACGCTAGAGACGTTCTGTTTACCCAGCAGATAGAGCTTGCCGAGTTCGGCCGTCGCGATGACCGGTTCGTCGGTTACTGTGCCGGTGGTCACCGCCGTGGTGGATCCATAGAGGGAAAGCTCCAGGTTGGTCTGGATCAGTTCCTCCAGGGTGCATGCGAACTCGCCCTTCTTTGTCTTGATGAGTTGCAGGTCGGTCAGTCGCTGGCCGGATTGGGATTCCTGGTGCTCCAGGGTTTCCACCGACAGCGACACCTTGAGATCGGGCACGTTGCCGACATAGACCAACCCCTGCGGGTTGCCATTGTTGTCACGCGCACCGATGAAGACGCGACCTTGTCCGGAAAAGTAAGCCATGATGTTTTGCTCCTGTGTGAAATGCGAATCAGCCCTGTGCGGTCAGGTCATGCACCAGGGTGCGATAGGTGATCTGGTAGCGCGCCGGGATGGCGGCCGCCGTGGCGTCGGCATCCTCGATGTCCCAGTCGCAATCGAGTTCCTGCAGGGCCAGACAGAGACCACCAAAGCCGGGATCGGCAAACAAGGCGGCATGAACGGTCACCTGCAGCCGATCGGCGATGCTTTCCGCCGCCTCGGTTTCGGTTTCCCTGGCCAGGGCCACGACGCGAACGGTCAGGTGGCGTTCGATACGGTCGTTGGCGCGCTGGGCAATCGATTCAGCCTCCGGAAATATCAGCAGGGCCGGACTGCCTTCGCGGCCAGTCGGCACCGTGGGGGATCGCTTGATCTGCGCACCCTCGGCTTGGGCCAGCGGGGTGAGACGGGTCACGATCTCCTGTAGCAGGCGCTCTCGAAGTGAAATGGGCATGAGTTTCTCCAGTGAGGTCCGTAAAATGACAAGCTGTTGAAAGGAGTTCTGAACACCATGGCCGTGAGCAGCGTCCCCAAGAAAAAGCACAAGTCGAGCTTGTCGAAGCCCTGCCTGATCACCTTGAGGATCGAACTGGTCGGCACAACGCCGCTCGTCTGGCGCCGCATCACCCTGGATGGCCGGTCGAGTTTTGCGAACCTGCACCACGTGATTCAGGCGGCGATGGGCTGGCATGACGCCCACCTCCACCAGTTCCGGATCAACAACCGCTACATCGGCGTGCCCGATCCGGAAAGCGACGCGCCCGAGTGGCACACCGAGGACGAGCGCAAGGTGTTTCTCAACCGCGTGCTGACTGACGATGCCGTATTCACCTACCTCTACGACTTCGGCGACGGCTGGGAGCACCGGCTGCTCGTGGAGGAGTACGACGACAGCGACGATCTGCGCTTTGGCGACGGCGACGCCTGGGTCGATGCCGGTGAGCGTGCCTGCCCGCCCGAGGACTGTGGCGGTGTCGGCGGTTTACAGGACTTCCTCGAAAAGCTCGAGGACGAGCCCTACAGCGACGAAAGCAAGGAACTGCGCGAGTGGGCGGGTCTCGACTACGATCCGGCTCGCTTCGATCGCCAGGCGGCCAACGCTGCCATCAAGCGCCTGCTTTGGAATCGCTGGCTCAAGTGAGCCGGGTCAGCGTCGCCTGGCATTCGGAGCCGTCGCCGATCGCCCGTACCTCCCTGACCCGGTAGGTCACGCCACCGATCACGAGTTCGTGACCGGTGTCGAGCACCACCTCGTCGGCGGGATAGCGAATCGCATAGTCGGACGACAGGCCGAGGCCATCGAGCACCTCCACATCGGGGGCACGGAAGTCCACAAGAACTTCCGTACCTCCGATCGTGGCCGACGTCAGCAGACCGGCACGGCCGGCTGCAGCATACAGGTCGGTCAGGGACGTCATCACGACATCGTCAGCTTGACCAGCACACCCGGGCGATGGCACATCGGCAGCGGGTTGGACTGCGTGTGCAGATCCGTGCCGCGCTCGAACTTGCGGGAGTCCTGCTTGGCGTACAGCGGCTGACCGAGGGTATTGACGGTCTCGTTGAAGTCCGCCGGGGCCACGTAGGTACCGAAGGTGTCGATCGTGCCGACGGGGAAGGCATGGGCTTCGCCGGCCGCGATGAAGCGACGGGTCGCGCCATTGCCATCGGTTGCCTGGCCACGATACTCCTCGAAGACGATGCCACCGAAAGTGAAGCCGGCACGCACGTCGTCGCGCAACACCGCCCCTTGCTGGAAGAGTTCGTAGGCCTTCTCGACCTTGGGATGGGCGATCAGCTTCTCGAAGAACTCCTGCGAACAGAGGCAGCGCACGCCGGTCATGAACTCGCCGAGCAGGTTCTGCTCGATGTGCGCCAGGGTATCGACGCACTTCTGCCGGACGTTGGTGCTGTCCGTAGTCAGGGCGAAGTTGATGGATTTCGGGGCGATGCCGAACTCGTCGTAGAGGTTGTAGAGCGTCGAGCCATCGGCATCGAGGATGATGCCCTTCAGCGCGCCCATGCGCAGGTGTTCGAGCGTGATGGCGTGCTTGTTGCGCATGGTCTCCAGGTGGCGGGCCATGACGCCGGCCACCGTTTCCAGTTCGGATTCCGAACCGAAGGCGCGCAGGCCCTGGACTTCCTCGGGCAGCACCACATCGTCGTGCGGGATGTGCGGCACCACGAAGGATCGCATCTTGCGCTTGTCGCGCTGGCCCACCGTGCCGGGACTACCCACCGGCAGGGTCGGCAGAAGGTTGAGCACGCCGTTCTTCTCCTCGATGAGGATCTGGCGGAAGCGCACCGGCTTGACCGGGAACAGGTTGAGGGACTCCAGCCGGCCGTAACGGTTGGGCAGGAGATTGATGGCGGCCGTGAGGTTCGCCATCGAGAAGGCGGGATTCGAAAATGGGTTCTGCATGAGAGGTCTCCTTTAAACGGCGTGACGAACGAGCACGCCGGCCGCCTTGAGTTGGGCGATGGCAGTGGCTTTGTCCAGGGGGGTGATACCGGTCGGCCAGGTCAGGGCGTGATCAGCAACCACGGCATGGCGGGCGATCAGGATCCCGTCCTCGCGGTCGATCAGGCTGGCGTCGACCGAGGTGGCGAGAATGCCGACGGCGACTTCGGTGCCATCGGTGGCGGCGGGATCGATCTGCTTGACCTTGGCGGTGGCTGTTTCGATGCCGACCACGGTGCCGAGCACGAGGAGGTTCTGGCCAGCGGCGACAGTGACCTGGTCACGCGAATAGAGATTGGGGGCTTCGTACTTGAGCAGATCGCCCAAGTTGAGGACTTCGTTAATGACGGGCATGGCTTATTCCTTTCCGGTGAGTTTCTTGACGGCCGCCATCAGGGGATTGGCGGCAGATTGGTTTTGCTGAGGGATCGCAGCATCCGGTGCGATCGTCGAGCGGATTTCCGGGCTGTCGGCCCGCGAAGCCAGCAGCGCCTTGCGGACATGGGCTTCGGAAACGCCCTCGGCGAGGAAGGCAGCGGTCAGGTCGGGGTGGCCTGCGAGTTGGCACAGTTCGGCGATGGCGACCGCATCGGCACGACTAGCGTCGGTGGTCGCGGGGGATGCTTCGTCGCCGACCGGTTTGTCCGCCTCGGGATCGGCCGATGGCAGCGGTTCATCCGTCAGGGGTTGATCGACAGGGTCAGTCAAGGACATGGTGGGGTTCTCCATAAACGTTGAGGGGGGCACAACCAGCGAGCGCGTGGAATCGGTTACCGCGTGGCCGCGCGCCCGGCGAGCCACCAGAAAGCTGCTGAATTCGGCGAGCACGGCATCGAGGCTGCCGACGGCATCGGCCAGGCCGCTGGTCACAGCATCCGCACCGAAATAGATGCCGGCCTCGGTTGCGCGCACGGCATCGGCATCGAGCGTGCGCATCGCCGCGACGTGATCGACGAACATGACGTACAGGCGATCGACCTCGGCCTGCAGGCGGGCATGGGCCTCGGGACCGAGCTTCTCGTGCGGCGAGAAGTCGTTCTTGTGATCCCCGGCGGTGATCGGCGTGTAGCGGTAGCCCTGCTGGGCGTCGCGTGCTGTCTGGTCGACATGCATGGCGATAACGCCGATGGAACCAACACCGCCGGTACGACTGACCAGCAAACGAGACGCAGAACATCCGATCGCATAGGCCGCCGAGAAGGCGGTATCCGAGGCGACGGCCCAGACCGGCTTCATGGCATCGGCGGCACGTATCCGCTCGCCGAGTTCGAACACGCCGCCCGCTTCACCACCCGGCGAATCGATGTCGAGCACGATGCCTTCAACACTCGGGTCAGCGAGCGCGGCGTCGACCATGCCGGCGATTTCTGCGTAGGAGGTGAACCCGGAAGCCGGGTCCAGGCCCACGGTGCGACGGACCAGCGAACCGACCACAGGAATGACGGCGATGCCGGCCGGCGCATCGATCGTTGGCCGCTTTGGGACCAGCGGTGCGGCCAGATCTGATTCCGGCCAATTGACCCGTTCGCCGAGCACGGACAGGATCACATCCAGCTTGGCACGGGCGAGCAGAAGCGGCGTCCCGTAGAGACGGGACGCCAGGTGAGGAAGATTCATGTCAGGGGTTCTCCGGGTTGTCGGGAGGAGCAACGACTGGCTGTGCAGCTGCCAGGTCATGGCGTGGATCGGACTCGAACACCAATCCAAGGGCATCGGCGCGGGCGTTGTCTGCCGCGATCTCGCGGTCGATATCCTCGGCGTCGTAGCCAAAGGACGAGATCGCCTCGGAGCGTGACAGCAGGCCGGCACGCATGGCGGTGAGCATGGCGTTGAATTCCTTCTGCGGATCCACCCACTGCCAGCCCTGCGGGATCCATTTCACGGCCAGGTACTCGCGACGCTTGGTCTGACCGCCCCGGGCATAGCCCGGCAGCGACAGTGCCCCTTCGAGCACGGCCTGTTCGATAAATGCCTGCCAGATTGGCCGGCACAGT